GTTTCTTCTATGGACAGCACCAGAACAAATAAAGAGAACATAGATTCTCTTGTTCGAAAATACGGATGGGATTCTAACGTGGTCCGTGTTCGTGTCAGGGGCGAGTTCCCGAACCAGGAGGACGACGTATTTATTCCGCTGAGCATTATTGAACAATGTAGCAGCAGGCTTTTAGAACTGGATGATACAGATGGAATGCAGTTTGTATCATTGGGGGTGGATGTGGCCCGTTTCGGAGATGATGAAACGATCATATATCGTAATTATCATGGTCATTGCAAAATAGTCCGGAACAGGCGAGGACAGAACCTGATGGCCACTGTAGGGGATATCGTACAGGAATTCAAGAAGATATATAGAGAACATCCAACGTATGAAGGCAAAGTATATGTGCAGATTGATGATACAGGACTTGGAGGAGGCGTCACTGACCGACTAAAGGAAGTCCGGAAAGAACAAAAGCTGTACAAGATGCAAGTTATCCCGATAAATGCCGCTGAAAAGATTGAGACTGATACGGCAGCAGGTAAAGATGCAGCTGAAAGGTACAATAACCTGACTACCGCTATGTGGGCCAGTATGCGAGATCTCCTTGATAACAAACAGATTGTTATTGAAGACGATGAGCAGACGATTGGTCAGCTTTCTTCCAGAAAATACACCATGGCCAGTAATGGAAAGCTTGAGATTGAACCAAAAAAGGAAATGAAGAAAAGAGGACTTGATTCTCCTGACCGGGCAGATGCTCTTGCGTTGGCATTGTATCTTGGAAAAATCAAGAAGCACACAGGTACGGCACCAAGTGCAGGTGCTATGCAGAAATTGTCAAAAGATAATTATTGGGGCTGATATAGCCAGAAAGAGAGGTGATGAAGATGAAAGAGTATGGACGGATTGGACAGAAACGCTGGGAAGGCGTGTTTAATGAAGAGTTTCTTCCTGAACTATCCGGAATAAGAGGCGTGAAAACGTATCGTGAGATGCTCGACAATGATGATACGATTGGAGCGATAATGTTTGCTATAAAAATGCTGATTCGTCAGGTTAAATGGCATATTGAGCCGGGCGGTGATAGTGCAAAAGACCGGGAAGCAGCAGAATTTGTAGAATCGTGTATGGACGATATGCAGAATACATGGACTGACACCATCTCAGAGATTTTATCATTTCTCGCATACGGTTGGAGCTTTCATGAAATTGTCTACAAGCGCAGGATGGGAAAAACAAAAAATCGAAAAACATCAAGCAAATATTCAGATGGACTGATTGGATGGCAGAAGATTCCGCCCAGAGCGCAGGATACGTTGTACAGATGGGAATATGACGATAAAGACAACTTAATCGGAATGACTCAGCAACCTCCGCCGGATTATGGATTGCTTACCATCCCGATCAGCAAAGCAATGCTGTTCAGAACAGAGAGCATAAAAGACAATCCTGAGGGACGAAGCATTCTGAGAAACGCCTATCGGTCATGGTACTTCAAGCGCCGCATACAGGAAATCGAGGCAATTGGAATCGAAAGAGACCTTGCCGGACTTCCGGTGTTGCACGCACCAGATGGTGTAGACATATGGGACGATAAAGACCCTGAGTTGGTATCTATTAATGCAGCGCTTACATCCATGGTCAAGAACATCCGCAGAAACGAATATGAAGGGCTTGTTCTTCCAGCTGGATATGAAGCTGAACTCCTGAGCACTGGTGGAACCAGACAGTTTGACACGAATGCCATTATCAACAGATATGATGCAAAGATCGCGCAGACTGTTATGGCGGATTTCATCATGCTGGGGCATGAGCAGACAGGAAGCTTTGCGCTGAGTGAAGATAAAACAGAACTGTTCGCAGTTGCTCTTGGGGCGTTCTTGGATGTCATATGCGAAACATTCAATAATCAGGGCATTCCATCCCTGATCGACATGAATGGTGCTCATTTTGATGCAATAACAGATTATCCACAGCTTGCACATGGCGATGTGGACAAGAGAGATATCACGAAGCTGTCTACATTCCTGAAAGACATGGTTGGAGTTGGAATCCTTATCCCGGATGAAGATCTTGAGGATTATGTAAGAGAAGTCGCCAACCTGCCGGAGAGAACGCTGTCAGATGATCCTAGAAATAAGGATGAACAGCGGGAAGCACAGAGAAGGTCGCCGGAAAAAGAAGGCAAAACATCAGAAGTTGAGCCTGAGGAAAATCAGGAAATCGAAGAAGCGAAGAAACGGTTAGGCAGGTGAACATATGTTGAAGATGCGGGCAAGGTCTCGAACGATTAAAAAAAGCGTAGAATCACAGAAGGTTCTTGAAGCCCTTGATAATTATCTTGAGAGTAACCTGGACGAGCCGATGAAATGGCTTGTAAGGTTCTGGAAAGATCAGGCAGCGGTTATGCTGTATAAGGACTTGCGGGAGATTGTAATCGGAGAAGCGGATCCGCAGAGCCTGTTTGATCAATGGTTCTCAGATTATTCTGTCTTTCTTTCCTCGAAAATGACAGCATCATGGGAAAGCGCTTATTTTGCGGCGTGGAATTCAACAGCTGAATTTGTTGGCCTGGAAGAAAAGATTAGTTCAGAAATCTATGTGAGAGATTGGATTATAAATCGAACAGGTAACTTGATTACGAATGTCTGTAGTGATCAGGTGAATGCGGTCCGCTATTTGATTGCAGAAGCCCAGTCATTAGGTATGGGTAGCGATGAAACTGCTCGATATATCCGGCCAACGGTTGGCTTGACGGAGAGGCAGGCAGCAGCGAATCTGAGGCATTATAACAGTGTGAAGACTCAGTTGAGAGCAGATCATCCACGCATGAAAGAAGAATCTATTGAGAGAAAGGCCAGGACAGCGGCTGCGAAGTATGCTGAGCGACAACAGAGATATAGGGCTGAAACAATCGCCAGGACAGAGATTGCACAGGCATACAATGCGGGAGCAGATGCTTTCATCAGAGAAGCCATCCGGCATGATTTGATGCCGGAAATGAAGAAAGAATGGTCAACTGCTCTTGATGAGAGAGTGTGCAAAGAGTGCCAGGCTCTTGAGGGCGTACAGATTAGTATGGATGATAGTTTTGAGACACAGTCAGGAAGAAGGAATGTAACAGTATTATTGCCGCCATTGCATCCTCGGTGCAAATGCGCGGTCAAATATGTGGAGGCAACATATGAAATCGTTTAATGAAATCATGAAGATAAGAGATGAACCGGAATCGAAAGACATACCGGTTGAAAAAAGAAAATTTCAGATCAAGAAATCCGATGATGAAAAAATGCAGGCGTTCGGATGGGCCAATATTTCGATTACCGCAGATGGAGAAGTGCTGGAAGACCTGCAGCATGACATCATCGAACCAGAGGAACTGGAACAGGCGGCATACAAATTTGTTGATCTTTACCGGGAAGGTGGAGAGATGCATATAAGAGGCGGCGTTGCCAGACTGATTGAAAGTGCAGTATTTACAAAAGAAAAGATGGAAGCTATGGGTATTCCAGAGGGAACACTTCCAACGGGATGGTGGATTGGTTTTCAGGTAACAGATGCCGATGTATGGGAAAAGGTTAAAGATGGAACATACTCTATGTTTTCCATAGAGGGAGAAGCAAAGAGAGTAGAAGTGGAAGATGAAGAATCTGATCAATAGGCACCGGAAACGGTGCTTTTTTGATAAATAAAGCGAAAGGAGGGAATGACTTGGCGACAAAACTTGAAGGTCTGCATATAAAGAAAGTTGATTTTGTGGACCAGGGAGCTAACCAGATGGCAAATATTAAGATAAAGAAAAGCAAGGATGGGGAAGAAATTTCAAATCCAGAGGTAGGTCTTTTCAAACGATTTGTGAACTGGATTACGGGTGAATTGAGTAAGTCAGACTCAGAGATTACAAAATCAGCAACAACATTCAATGAACAGATCAACGCTGTCAGCATGGATGCAATCAGGGATGAAATCTGGTCTACTTGCTATGCACTGCAGAATTCACTGAACTCTATTCTGTGCGATGCAGAAATGGACAGTTCTGCGAAGCAGGCCGCAATGGAAACAAGCACAGAACAGTTTGCAGAAGCTATGAAAGGATATATCCCGAACTGGGCTTCTGGCACAGCGACGAATATCAGAAAGAATCTGGCTACACCAGATGAAACAGATCTTCAGATGGTTATGAAAGCACATAAGAATCTGACAGATATTATTGAAAAATCAAACGAAGATAATGAGAAAGGGGAATTGGAAGACATGCTTAAAATCAACAAGTCTAAAATGACCGCAGAAGAAAGAACTGCGTATGATGAACTTATCAAAAAATATGCAGTAGAAACAGAAGAACAGACAGAAGAACCGGTTGGAAAGAGTGCACCTAAAGCGGAGGATCCGGATATTGTAGATGATTCCGAAGTTACGAAAACTCAGAAGTCAGTAACACCGCCACCAGCAGCACCTACAACAGAGACAAGTGCAGACACCGGAGATGATATCTACAAAGGATTACATCCTGCTGTAAGAGCAAGATTAGAGGCTCTGGAAAAGAGAGCGGCAGAAGCAGAAGAAAGAGAGCTTCTTGATGTCGCAAAGAAATATGAGATTGTCGGAGAAAAGCCGGAAGAATTAGTGAAAACTCTGAAGTCTTTAAAGGATGCAGGCGGAACCGCATACAATGATATGATTAGCGTTCTGGACAGAAGCGTTGATATGGTTGAGAAGTCTGGCGTATTTAGCGAAATTGGGAAGTCCTTCTCAGGCAATCCTGTAGCATCTATTAAGAAGTCTGCAGCAGAAAGTAAGATCGATACTATTGCAAAGGGATATATGGAAAAAGACTCTGCTCTGACATATAATGCAGCTCTTGCAAAAGCGTGGGAGGATCATCCAGAACTCTTGGATGAATATGAAGCAGAAGCGGGCTATTGAGAAAGGAGTGAAGAAAGATGGGTACAAACTTTAACGGAACAATGATCAACCAGTCTGTGACTATCGCAGAAAAGGCAGGAGCTGATATTGCAGATGTCCGCAATCTTATTCTGAAATATGATGAAGATGGAAATGTAGTGATCGCCGCAAACGGAACAGCACCCCTGCTCGGCTTATCTATTATCGAAGGTGGCTACAACGATATTTCTGGTGCTGAATCAGGAAAAGTAAAGAAAGGTGATGATCTTGAAATCCAGATCAAGGACATTGGCTATGCAATTGCGTCTGCGGAAATCAAAAAAGGACAGGAAGTCACAGCCACCACAGGTGGAAAGGCAGCAGTAGCTAAAGCGGGAGAGTACGTGATTGGTGTTGCCCTCAATTCTGTGTCTGCCGGAGGATACAGCAGAATCCAGATTGCAAAATATCAGAAAGCAAAAGCGTAAAGGAGGAATGTAAACATGAGAAATACAACAGCGGGAATTAAGGCTGAAATCGCAAAAGGCGTGTTCAGACCCCACACAGCACTTACTAACATGGCACTGGCTTATTACCAGAATGCCAGCAATTATTTCGCAAAAGCTCTTTTTCCAACCTGTCCGGTAGGTCTTTCTTCTGACAATTACTACATTTTTAGCAGAGAAGATCTCCTGAGAGATAACTGGCAGAGAAAACCGGCATATGGCAAAGTTGACCCGACAACAATTGGCGAAAGCACTGACAACTATGTCTGCAAAGTAGATCAGATGATTATGGGTATCGACCAGATTCGCCAGACCGACCTTTCCAGACGTCAGGGTCCATCTATCATTCAGCCTAAACAGCAGCGCACTAGAACAATTGCAGAACAGGCTAACATCCACCAGGACCGTTTGTTTGCAGCGAGCTATTTCAAAGAAGGAGCATGGAAGAACGAACTTGAGGGTGTTGATAACACCACTCCAAGCACAAACCAGTTCATTAAGTTCAGCAATGCAAATTCTGACCCTATTGCATTTATCGACAAAGAGAAGACCGACATGAACCAGCAGACAGGTCGCATGCCGAATCGTCTTGGTCTTGGTATTAATGTATTTAATGCTCTGAAAGTACATCCGGGCATCCTCGAAAGGGTTAAATACGGTGGAAGCACCGCAAATCCGGCATCTGTAACAGAGAATGTGCTTGCGCAGTTGTTTGGAGTTGAAAAGATTGTAGTGCTTAAATCCATTATGAACAGTGCAAGCATGGGCGCAGATGAAGAAATGCAGTATATCGGAGATCCGAACGCATTTCTACTGGCTTATGCAACTAACGCACCGAGTATCGATGAACCGTCTGCAGGTTATATCTTCACATGGGATATGCTCGGCAATGGACAGATGCTTCCGATCCTGAACTATCTTGGAGAGAATGGCACACATACTGAGTACATTGAAGGTCTTATGGCGACAGATATGAAGAAGACATCTGACGATCTTGCAAGATTTTATAAAGCTGCAGTTTAAGGAGGAACCTATGAAACTTGTTGCAAACAAGCCATGCAATCTGAATGGAAAGAAATATTTCATCGGTGAAGAAGTCCCGGTTGAAGAAGTGGTTGATTACGCCAGTTTAGTAAAGATGGGGCTGTTATCAGTGATTCATGACGCTGTTCCGGAGGATAATCTTGAAGAATGTGTTGCTATGGTAGGAGAGGTAAGCTTTTCTATTCCAATTGTCAAAGGTCACGAGACGATTGATTTGGACGTTACAGAGCCTCAGATGCAGGATGCAGTAAAAACTATGCAGATGAGTGCAGATGCTGCTGTAGCTCATATTAGAGGGAATATTGAGGACGATACAACGCTTATTATCATCAATGCTCTTGACTCCAGAGCAACCGTAAAAAAAGCAGCAGAGTCAAAAGCCAAAAATCTCATTGAACAGGAAGAAAGTAAAGGTGATGCCTGATGGCAGGAACTTATACATATGAACCTGCCATGATCACATCGTATGGGAAAGATCGAATGAGGTTTGAACTTGGAGATGTGATGGTAGATGGAAAAGAGAGAACTTGTGCATTGTCAGACGAGGAATACATCGTTTTGTGTGATGATGTTCAGTCTGCGAAAG